AAAAAAGTAATGAAATCAGTAAATTATTTTAGACCTGATTTATATCAATTTTTTACACCTGAGGAAACAGAAAATGTATAAAAATATTTTTGTAGAAAGAGTTAGAGGAGAAAAAAACACACATACAATCCACTTATGGACAGATTCAGGTTATGAAAAAACAAAATGGATTAATCCTGCTTATAAGGAATGTCATGAAGCAGATGCAACTCATATAGGTTTAAATGGACATCCTTTAAAAAAGACTACAAATTATTACTATAATCCATATGGTAATAAAGATCAAAACGATAAAGGAATCCATTTTGCAGATATAAAGGCCCACCAAAAATTTCTGATTGAAAAGTATGGAACTAATGATGAACCTTCAACTACCCATAGTGAGTTATTTTTTGATATTGAAACTGAAATGTTAGATTCTTTAACAGAAGAGGGTATTAGGGAAGCTCCAAAAATGGTTACATCTATAGCTTGGTATGACAAACAAGCTGAAAAATGGGGTATCTTAATTTTAGATATTAAAAATCAATTACATCATCATAAATTCAAAAACAAAGAAATTATACCTGTACAACACGAATCAGATCTTTTATATAAATGGGTTGAAAAAATGGAAGAGATTCGCCCTGATATTTTAATAGGATATAACTCAGATCATTTTGATATACCATACCTTTATTATAGAACTTGTAATGTATTGGGGAAAGATATGGCCGACAGAATGTCACCTATTGGAAAAGTAACCTCAAGTCTTACCAGACATAAAAACACTATTAAAAGTAAAAATTTCCAAGAAGTTGATATTAAAGGAATATCATCTCTTGATTATATGAGAATGCATAAAAAATATAGTTGGGCTGATGAGCCAAGCTGGAAACTAGATGCCATTGGAGAAAAATACGCAGGTATAAATAAAATTGAATATGAGGGTAATTTAGATACTTTATTTAAAAATGACATACAGAAGTTTATTCAATATAATTTTGTTGATGTTGAGATTTTAGTTAAATTAGATGAAAACTTAGAATATTTGTCTTTAACTAAAAATATAGCTCATAAAGGAAAACATTTATATCATGAAATTTATGCAAATACAGTCACTCAAGATGGTGCTATTTCAGCTTATTTATTAAGTAAAGGAATAGTTCCTCCTAATAAAGACCCACATATTAATTATGATACCAGTTATGCAGGTGGTTATTTATTTTGTCCTAAAGCAGGTATTTACAATTATGTATTTGATGAAGATTTAACATCACTATATCCTTGCATTATAATGTCTTTAAACATTGGTAAAGAAACATTAATGGGTTATATAGTAGATGCTGATGATAGAAATAATCGTTTAGGGTTAAATGATTTAAAGAAAATGGAACCTAATAAACTAATTTTAATTAAAAACACTAAAAATAAAAGAGCTGAATTAACAGTATCTCAATTAATTAAATTTATAGAATCTAATAAATGGACTATTTCAGCTAATGGAACAATGTATGCTACTGATAGACAATCAGTACTATCAACAATTTTAGCAAAGTGGTTTGGTGAAAGAGTTAAATACAAAAATGAAATGAAAAAAGCTTATAAGTCTAAAAACAAGGAATTAGGAGCTAAGTTTCATATGAAGCAGTATACTATGAAAATTTTATTAAACAGTTTATATGGCGCTACTGCTTTATCAAGTTTTAGATATGGTAATAGAACACTATCAAAATCAATTACTTTAACGGGTCAGAGAATTATTCAAGAAAGTGCTTTATGTGCTAATAGAAGTATGAACAAAGAAATAAAAGGAGAATTATGCTAAGTAAACAATCAATTAGAAAAGAACATACCATTTACTTAAATGGTGAACTCATTGAAAAGGATGAGATAATAGAAATATCTTTGAAATTTACTGACATAGAAGAAAAGCGTTTTAGAAAAATGCTTCAACAAGGAGGTAAAATTAAAATTCAAGGAAATATCTATGAAATTATAAAAATTGACCATAAAATAAGAAATAGTAGAGGTGATTTTGAACCACCTACAATTCTTAAAACACCTGAAGACTGGGAATGAAACATTTAGAAGAAACACCTTGGTGGATATGTGATGCAGATGATGAAAATTATTGTGCCTATGTTGACACAGATAGTAATTATTTTCACGCTGAACCTTTATTAAGACATCGTCATCCCAATTTTGATGAAATGGATGATAAAGAAAAGGATAAAGCATTAGAAATTATAGCTTTAGAATATCAGGGTATTATAACAAATCATTATGATGGATTAGCTAAAGATGCCTTTAACATTTATAAATTCCCATGGTTTGAAGATAGAGAAAAAGACCATTGGTTAGAAATGAAAACTGAATGTGTAATAAGATCAGCATATTTTAGAGCTACTAGGAGGTATGCTCAATGGATTACAAAACAAGAAGGTATTGAAAAGGATTCATTAGATATAAAAGGATTAGAATATAAGAAAGCTAATTTTCCTCCTATACTAGGTAAGTTCTTTCAGAAAGCATTAGTTGATGTTTTAAAGGGAGCTACTCAAGAAGATATTAACCAAAGAATAAAAGAATATAGAGACCAAATATTGAATGGTTCTATATCTTTAACAGATTTAGGAAACCCAACCTCAGTAAAAACATTAAACAAATATACAGGAAGAAAAGCCAGAGCAGGTGAAATGTTTTCTAAAATAGTAAAAGGAGCACCCGCTTCAGTTAAAGCAACTATTATTTATAATGATTTAATCAAATTTTGGAGATTAGATAATAAACATAGTTACATAACCCAAGGAGATAAAATTAAATGGATTTATCTTAAACCCAATAGATATAGAATTGAAGCAATTGCTTTCATACCTTTTGATATTCCAGAAAAGATACTTACATTTATAGAAGAATATGCTGACAGGCAAAAAATATTTGATAGTATATTACTTAATAAATTAGAGGGTTTTTACACTGACTTAGGATGGTCATTAAAATTAAATAGTTACAAAGAAAAGTTTTTTATATGATACAAAAATTATTATTACAATCAATCATATCCAAGTATTACTTAGGAGTAAATGAATCAGTAAAATGGATAATTAAAAATAACACATTAACAATTGCTTTTATGTCTCCTAATGAAGATATAATAGGTGAAGTTACTTGTTCTGATTTTCAACTTGAAGATGTTGAATTAGCTATATTTAATACTCATAAATTAAAAAATCTAACAGCAGTCACTAGTGGGGAATTATTACTAGAATTAATTAAAGAAAATAAATTAGCAACAAAACTTAAGATATCAGATGAAAGTTTTAATTTAGAATTTGCACTATCAGATCCCTTATTGATACCATCTCCTAAACAAGTTAAGGATTATGACTATGAAATTATTTTACCTTTAGAACCTGAGGAAATTACACATTTAATTAAAGCTAGATCAGCTCTATCAGATTCATCTTTATTAAGAATAGAGACAAATAAAGATTTAGATAATAATCTAATTTGTAACTTTATATTTGGTGAAGGAGATAGTTATAGTGATAAAATAGTATATCCTAAATCTGGAGAAATAAAAGAAGAATTACTTACAGGTATGCCTTTTGATTCAAATACCTTTAAAAATATTTTAAACTCAAATAAAGATGCTGATATAGGATATATTAAAATATTCTCAGGAGGGCTATTAAATCTTAGTTTTGAAAAAGAAACAATTAAAAGTAATTACTATATGGTTAGAAAAGAGGATATACCTTTTTAAATTCCATATATGTATACTTGCAAACTTAGGTGCAAAAAGCAGCTCACCAGAATGGGAGCCGAGTATTTAAAAAACATAAATTTAAGAATTATGACTTATTTAAGAGAGCTAGAGAACAGTCTAGCACCCAGAATCACATCACCTTTTGACATACTTGTCAGAAATCTTTACGACGCAGAAACACAATTTCATCCTTTACAATCAATTAAACTTAAACATCCTGTTGATGTTTATGAAGATACTGATGGTCTTCATTTAGAAGTTGCTTGTACTGGATTAATTAAAGAAGATGTAAACCTTAATATTGAGGGAGACATTTTAAAAGTTAGTTATACTAAAGATGATACAGAAAAATATCAAAATAGAGAATATTACTACTCAGGAATTGCTAAAAGATCATTTAATTTTGGTTACAAAGTAGCTAGTAAATTTAGATTATCAGAAGCAAATGCTGTAATGGAAAATGGATTATTAAGAATTTCTATTCCTTATTCACCTCATGTAGTAACAAAACCACAATCAATAACAATTAAGTAAAAACTTTTGCACCTAAGTTTTGCTTATTAAAAAAAAGTTATTATATTAATCCAAACATAAAAATTTAAAAATGGAATTAGAAGCATTATTTGATGCCGTAATTGTTAAACCTCTAGAAGAAGAGGAATCAACTTATGGTTCTATTATAGTACCGGATTTGGGAAAAGATAGAAATGAACATGGAAAAGTTGTAGCTGTAGGCCCTGGTAGACACGTAGCAGGAGTAGGTTACATTGAAACTGAAATCAAGGTAGATGATATTGTTATTTTACCTACAATAGATTTTACAAAGCTAGAGCATAAAGGAGATGAATATTATATTGGTCAAGAACAACAAATTTTAGCTAGATTAAATCAAACAACTTCATTAGAAGAAGTTTTAGAACAAACAGAAGTTACAAACGAAGAAAAACAATTATTAAAACATGAGTAAAATTATAGAAATTGGCCCTGAAGCCAGAAGAAAACTTACCCAAGGTATTGATAAAATGGCAGATGCTGTTGTAGCAACCTTAGGACCAAATGGTAGAAATGTAGTCATTTCAAAACCCAATGAATATCCTCAATCTACAAAAGATGGTGTTACAGTTGCAAAAAGTATTAATTTAAAAGACCCAATTGAAGAATTAGGAGTCCAAATGTTGAAACAAGCCGCTATTAAAACTGCTGATAATGCAGGTGATGGAACAACAACTTCTACCCTATTAGCTAGAGATATGATTAATATGGGCCTAAGAAAATTAAATGATGGGGCAAATGCTGTAGACATTAAAAGAGGAATTGATAAGGGAGTTGAAGAGGTAGTTAAAAACCTTAGACTAAACTCCGAAGAAATTTCATCACAAGATCAATTAGAACAAATTGCTACTATATCTGCAAATAATGATCCTACTGTAGGGAAACTTATTTCTAGAGCAATGGAAAAAGTAGGAAAAGATGGTGTTATTCATATTGAAGAATCTAAAAATTGGGAAACATATTTAGAGACAGTGGAAGGTATGCAATTTGATAGAGGTTTTAAATCACCTTATTTTGTAACAAATAATAACACAATGACTTGTACTTTAAATGATGTTAACATTTTAATTGCAGATCATAAATTTACTTCAGTAAAAGAATTACTACCTATATTAAATGAATGTTCAAATGAAAACAAATCGTTATTAGTTATAGCAGATGATATAGATAGTGAAGCATTAGCTACACTTATTGTTAATAAAATGAGAGGTACATTAAAAGTATGTGCTGTAAAATCACCTGAATTTGGAGATAGGAAAAAATTAATCTTAGAAGATATAGCAACTTTAACAGGTGGTGAAGTATTTTCTAAAGATAAAGGAATGAAACTTGATAGATTTAATACAAATTGGTTTGGTAAATCTAGAGTTGCAACTATTTCAAAAGAAAAAACAACTATTGTTGATGGTGGTGGAGATGAAAAAGACATAAATCAAAGAGTTGAAGAACTATCTCAACAAATTGAAAAAGCAGAAACACCATTTGAAATAGAAAGATTACAAGATAGAATGGCTAAGTTTGTAGGTGGAGTAGCTATTGTTCATGTAGGTGGAAATACTGAATTAGAAATGAAAGAAAAGAAAGATAGAGTTGATGATGCTTTACATGCTACAAAAGCAGCACTTGAAGAAGGAATTGTTCCTGGAGGAGGAATGGCTTTAATTTACTCAAATAATTCTATTTCTACATTAGAAAATGGTAATCCTGATTATAATTTTGGATTAAAAATTGTACAACAAGCATGTAAAAAACCATTTGAAACAATTTTAACTAACGCTGGAAAAACTGAAACTGAAGCCCAAATATTAGCTTATGAATTTGAAGGAAATAGTAACCCATGGGCAGGTTATAATATCAAAACAGATTCATATACTAGTATGAAGGAAGCAGGTATAATTGATCCTGTAAAGGTTACAAGAAGCGCTTTACAAAATGCAGCTTCAGTAGCAGGTACAATTTTACTAACAGAAGCAGTAGTTGTAGATGAGCCTGAAGATAAAAAGGATGAAGGCATTGACCCATCAATGTTTGGAATGTAATATGAAAACAAAGGTTATAGAAAGAAATGAGTTAATTGCTACTAGAGTACCACCTGGAGACAGATGGACTCTAGTAGATGATTCAAAAAAAGTAATTCATAAGTCTTTAACAGATACTTTGGAATCCTACTTAAGTGACACTAACTTTAAAGGTGAATATAGACTAGATCCTATTGGTAGTAAATTATATGCCATCAAGACATCTGAAGAAGAAATAAAACCTGAACCAATTAAAAAGTATAATATCTATGGGGATGAATATTAGCCAGTTTGGCTTTTTAAAAAATAAATGTTATATTTAAATTATGAAAGATCACTCATTATTAGTTGAACGTTATCGTTCTAAAACATTAGATAAATATGTTGGAAATGAACAAATCAAAACCAAACTTCAAACCTACATAGACCAAAATGATATCCAAAATTTCATTTTTTATGGTCCTGCAGGTACAGGTAAAACAACACTAGCTAAACTATTAGTCAATAATTTAGATTGTTCACATCTTTATATAAATGCAAGTGATGAAAGAGGAATAGAAACAATAAGAGATAAAGTATCAAGTTTTGCCTCAACAATGTCATTTAGTCCTTTAAAAGTAGTAATATTAGATGAAGCTGATTTTTTAACAATTCAAGCTCAAGCATCATTAAGAAACGTAATTGAAACATTTTCAAGAACTACACGTTTTATTATGACTTGTAATTACATAGAAAGAATAATAGATCCATTACAATCAAGGTGTCAAGTACTAAAAATAGTACCACCTAATAAATTAAAAATATTTGGTCACCTTAAAGATATTTTAAATAAAGAAAAAATAGTACATGAAAATAATGAATTAGCTAGCATCATTAAAACCCACTATCCGGATATACGAAAGATGTTAAATACTATTCAATTATCCAATAAGGAGGGTGAATTAGAATTAGATAAATCAGTTTTAGTTGCTAATAATTATATAGGTGAAATACTTAAGGAATTAAAAAAGAAAAACACTAACTTTAGAACATTAAGGCAAATCATTGCAGATTCAGGAGTTAAAGACTTTGAGGGATTATATAGGGAACTTTTTGATAAAGCCCATACTTATGCCCCAGGTAGAGAGGGTTCAGTAGCAGTAATTTTAAATGAACACCAATATCATTCAAACTTTAGAATAGATAAAGAAATTAATATCGCAAGCGCGTTAGCAAAAATAATAGAAATCAAAAAACCACAAGTAATATGAATAATACACAACAACCACAAATGAATATTGACTTTGCAGCAACCACTTCAGTAGAGGGGTTTGATGGAGGAGTTTTATTTGGACAAGCTTTTCTAATGAGAAAAGTATCTAAATTTGTAACAGGAGGAACAGAGGATGCTCTTTTGCCTATACCTGTTTTTTATGATTTTGAAACTAAAAAAATAATTTTAGATTCAATTCCAAAGGAATTAAGAGATGAATATAAAGAAATAGGAATTTAATTGAAAACAAAAAATATATTTTGTTGGTTAAATGAAATAACTGAATATAAATCACCTTCCGAAGAATTTACGGATAAAGACTGGGATAATTTTAACTCATATATGGTCCATAGATTCATAAGTATGAATTTATACTACACTGAACTCACTAATTACGCACAAAGTTTAATGCCAAATAACAAAAAAGAAATATATAATTTTTATAAGGAAATGATACCAAGAAGAAAAGCATTTTTTAAATATATTAAGACTAAAACAAAACAACCCAATAAAGAATTAGTAGAAAAAATAACTTCTTATTTTGAGATTGGCTCATCAGAAGCTTCTACTTATATTGATTTAATGAGTAAAAATGACATGACTGACATATTAAAAGAAATGGGAGTTGAGGATAAAGAAATTAAAAAATTAATTAAATGAAAGATCAATTTAAAGATGATTTAACAGCACTTAGAGAAATAGTAGAATTAAGAAAGGATTGGGAAGTATACCAAGCAGAATCAGATCATACAGTAACTCATTTTGAAAAAGAATACCCTGAGTTATCTAAAGAATTTAAAGATATTCAAGATGAAATGTACATAATGTTTGCAG